ATTACAAGTTCGGCAAATAACATGGAGGTTCCGCGCATGACTGCTGGAAGACCGCCTAAGCCAGCCGAACTCAAGCGCATCACAGGCAATCCAGGCAAGCGCAAGTTGCCAGAGTTGAGCGTGATCACAACTTTGCCAATGGCTCACAAGATTCCAGATGCTCCAGCCTCACTCGGCGAAGATGGGCTGGCTCTTTGGAACCAGGCATGGGGCGTTGCTATTACTTGGCTTTCCCCACAAAGCGATTTCCGAGCAATCGAGAACGCTGCAATGCTTGCAGATGACCTTGCGGCAGTTCGCAAGAAGTATCGCGCAACACTCGATCCAGCAGATGGTCGATTGTTGGTTCACATCAACAAAGCATTCGTGGATTCTCTTTCCTCACTTGGCTTTGATCCAACATCTCGCAGCCGCTTAGGGGTGGCGGAAGTGAAGGCAATCAGTGCAATCGACAAACTCCTCGAAAAGAGGCAAAACAGGAATTGATGGATTCCCACCACGCTGGCTCTCACGAGTTCCAGAAGCAGATCTGAAAAGATCTCGTGGCACAGACATCGCAGACTTTGCAGAGGCTCTTTGCAAAATAACAAAAGATTCCATCGCTGGTCATGCTGGCGAAGATCTAGTCTTCAGACCCTGGCAACGCGAACTCACAAAACAACTTTTCGCAGTCAAGGCAGATGGAACCTTTCGTCATCGAGTTGGCTTGGTCGGACTTCCTCGCAAGAATGGAAAGTCAGCTTGGCTCTCGGCAGTGGCTCTTGAATCTTTGGTTCTCGGAGCGCAAGGCGGCGAAATTTATTCGTGCGCTGCTGAAAAGGAACAAGCAAAAATTGTTTTCAACACAGCAAAGGAAATGGTTCGACTTCACCCAGAACTTTCCGAACTGCTGACTGTGTATAAAGACACAATTCACAATCCGAAAACTGGATCTGTTTATCGCGCACTCTCTTCAGACGCTTTTTCAAAAGAAGGTCTCAATCCGACACTCGTGTGCTTTGATGAACTCCACGCGCAACCCAACCGCGAACTGTTCGATGTTATGTCGCTGGCAATGGGCGCTCGCATAGAACCAATGTTGGTTGCAATCACAACTGCTGGAGTCAAAACTGACAACAGTGGAAAAGATTCAATCTGTTTCAGTCTTTATGAATACGGCAAGCGAGTCGCACTTGGCGAAGTTGAAGATCCATCATTCTTCTTTGCATGGTGGGAAGCGAACAATGAAGGGGATTATCGTGACCCATTGGCTTGGAAAGAAGCGAACCCTGGCTTTGATGACATTGTTGCTGCTGATGATTTCTCTTCAGCAATACTTCGAACTCCAGAAGCGGAATTCAAGACAAAGCGACTGAACATCTGGTCATCAACATCAGACACTTGGCTGCCGCATGGCGCTTGGGATATTCTTGCTGATGATCATGAAATTCCTGGCGGCTCTGATGTCGTTCTCGGCTTTGACGGATCCTTCAATGGTGACTGCACCGCAATTGTGGCAGTCTCGGTTGGCGAGATTCCTCACATCATGCCTGTCGCAGTCTGGGAGAAGCCAGATGAGGCTGATGCGAACTGGCAGATCCCAGTGCTTGAAGTTGAAGATGCCATTCGCGCCGCCGCCACAAGATTTCAAGTCTTGGAAATTGCTTGTGACCCTTATCGATGGGCGCGAACATTCCAGATTCTTGATGATGAAGGTCTTCCAGTGGTGACTTTCCCACAGACCGCATCTCGCATGACACCAGCAACAACTCGATTCTTCGAGGCTGTTGTGAATAAGACAATCACTCACAATGGTGATGCTCGCCTTGCAAGGCACATCTCCAATGCTCAACTTCGCACAGACAATCGCGGATCAAGACTTGCCAAAGAAGCAAAAGGCTCGAAGCGCCGAATTGACTTGGCTGTCTCATCAGTGATGGCTTTGGAACGCGCCAGTTGGTGGCAATCTCAAGGTGGCGCATTGCCACAAATTTTCGACCCATTCTCAATGGAGGTTCCAGATGCGTGATCAGATCACAACAGTCACTGAACTCATCGGTGCAACCATGATCTCTGTTGGTCTCGGCATAATTTTCGGAATTGGGGCTGCTCTTCTCACAGGAGGAATCTTGATTCTAATTGGTTCGATATTGGCAGACTTTGGAGGCAATAAGTGAGCATCTTCAGTCGAGGAATCCAATCATTCACAGTTGGTCGCTACCCACAATTCAACAACTATGTTTCACCATTGAGTCAACTCTATGGTCAGACATCCATGACCTCGGCTGCTGGCGAGCGCATCGATGAATGGACAGCGCTTGGAGTTTCAGCAGTGCTTGGTGCTGTTTCACTTCTTGCTGATTCAGTTGCTTCAATGCCTTTGCGTTGCTACACCATCGATGGAAAAGGTCTTCGCATTATGAGACCACTTCCAGATGTTCTTGCAGATCCAGATCCAGAGTCAAACACTTATGAATTGATCCATCAAATTGTTGCTTCAATGGCTTTGCATGGAAATGCTTATGTGAAGATCGACAGAGATCGCCTTGGAAACATGATTGGTCTTGTGCCTTTGCACCCTTACCAAATGCAGGTTCTTCCAACTGGTGACATGACTGGTCGCAGATACCTTCACCTCGGAAATGAAATGAATCGTGAAGACATTTTGCATCTTCGCTGGTTCACTCCGCCTCAATCTTTAGTGGGAATCTCACCATTGAACCAGGCTCGAAATCTTATTGGTCTTTCCATCGCTATGGATCGCCACTTGGCTCAGTTCTATGGCGAAGGTGGAACTCCTTCAGGAATTCTTGAAACAGATCAGAAGTTGAATCTTGAACAGGCTCGTGTCATTCAGGCAACATGGGAAGCAACCCATCGCCGCCATCGCAAGCCAGCAGTTCTTTCAGATGGTCTCAAGTTCCGACCAATCACAACTTCTGCTGCTGATTCAGAGATGATCAAGACTCGCGAGCAATTGATTCGCGACATCGCTCGCATCTTCCGCATCCCATCACACTTGATTGGTGCTGAAGGTGACAATCAGACTTATCAGAATGTCGAACAGGCTTCACTGAATTTCCTCACACACACAATTGCTCCTTGGATTCGCAGAATTGAAACTGCAATCTCAAAGATTCTTGATGAAGAAGATGATGTTGCATTCGACACTTCAACATTGCTTCGCACAGATGCACTCACTCGCGCTCGCGTGAACATGGTGAATGTTTCAATGGGCGCTCGCACTCCAAATGAAGTTCGTCAAATTGAAGGAATGGAACCTTACATCGGCGGAGATAAGTTCAACCAGGCACTCGCTGGCAATGTAACAGCAGGAGGAGTCAATCCTTCGCTCGGTGAAGATGCTGATCCTTCAGCCCCAGTCATGGGAGTGTTGGAATAATGGCTGAAACTTTCAGAGTTCCAAATGGAGTTCAAGATGAAGCCAAGATGGCTTTGGCTTGGATTGCTGATGGTCATGCTGGTGGTGGATTCACCGCAGTAGGCAAAAAACGAGCAAGTGATTTGGCTGCTGGTCATCCAGTAAGTGCTGAAACAATCTTGAGAATGTATTCATTCTTCAAAAGACATGAGATCGACAAGCAAGCAGAAGGATTCAATTCTGGAGAAGATGGCTTCCCATCTCCAGGAAGAGTTGCATGGTCAGCCTGGGGTGGCGATGCTGGCTTCACTTGGTCAACAAGAATCAGAAATCAAATCTCGAAAAGCGCAAGAGCGCTTTCCCTGATGGCATCCGAGGAGGGTGACATGGCTGACATGAATCAAGTTCCTGATCTAAATGAGGAACTGACTGAACTTCTCGCAGATGTTGTGAGTTTTTATTTCCGCGCTCATGGCGCACATTGGAATGTGAAAGGCGCTGACTTCAGCGAATATCACAAACTATTCTTGAAAATTTATGAAGATGTTTATGAGTCAATCGATCCAATCGCCGAGAACCTTCGCAAACTTGGTTCAATTGCCCCATTCACACTTGGTTCATTCTTAGCACTTCGCACAATCGATGATGCTCCAGCAATCTTGCAGGATCCAATCGCTCTTGCGAATGATCTTCTTGCGGCGAATGACATTGTTCTTGATGAACTTTCAGATGCCTTTGATTGTGCAACTCTTTACAATCAACAAGGTGTTGCAAACTTCCTCGCTGGTCGCATCGATCAACATCAGTTCTGGAAATGGCAGTTGACCGCTTCCCTTGGTCAAGAAGTCACACAACCTTCCCCAGATCCAGTTGATGCTCAAGGTGTCGATGAGGATGATGATCAGCCTTATGATCAGGTCGATGATATGTTGACAGAGCAAGGTCTTGCTCCAATGCCAATCATGCCTCGTTCTGCATCTGGCGCTTCTGATCTTCCAATCGCTCCACGCGACACAACTTGGGATGCGGCAGCAGCAGACAAGCGTGTTCAAGAATATGCTGGCGGAGAAAAGATGGATTGGGAAAAGTATTCAAAAGCATTCTTCTATGTTGATGAAACAAAGAAGGATCTTCTCGGATCTTACAAATTGCAATTTGCTGATGTCATCAATGGCTCACTTGTTGCAGTTCCAAAAGGAATCTTCGCAGTTGCTGGTGTCTTGAATGGCGCTCGTGGTGGAGTGAACATTCCAGACTCTGATGCAGCCGAAATCAAAGACAAGGTTGCTGCTTACTATTCACGCATGGCAAAAGAATTCAATGACGATTCAATCAAGGCTCCATTCGAGAATCGCGCCTCAGCCGCTAGAATTGGCGAAGGCTCATTCGTATCTTGGAACTCTTCAAGTGGTCGCGCTCGCGGCAAGGTCGAAAAGGTTGTCACAAAAGGTCAGGCAAAATCTTCAGAAGGTTATGTCTTGGAAACAACTCCAGATCAGCCAGCCTTTTCAATTCGGATTTACAAGGAGCAGGGAAATGGTTGGGTTCCAACCGATGTTGTTTCAGTCCATCGCAGTGACATCCTCACAGTGATCACTGCCCTACCTGCCCCACGCTCGGAGGATCTTGAAATGATCGAAGAACGCAAAACTGCAATGGCTCAAGCAGAACGCATCACCATGACTGCCGAAGTTCGCGCAGTTGCAACCGATGATGGCTCATTGAAGATTGGTGGCTATGCCGCAACCTTCAACTCTGAAGCTAGTGGCTTGAACTTCCGCGAAGTTATCGCTCCTGGAGCATTCACTCGCGCACTTGCTTCTGAAGATCCAGTCTTCCTTCTTGTCAATCATGACATGGAAGGAATTCCATTGGCTTCAACCCAATCTGGAACTCTTCAACTTCGCCAGGACACAACTGGTCTCTACATGGAAGCAACACTCGATCCAGCAAATCCAAAGGCGCAAGAACTTTCATCAGCACTTCGCCGAGGAGACATGGACAAGATGAGTTTCGCATTCACAGTCTCTCCTGAAGGACAGACTCGTGATGCTGGTCTTCGCACAATCAATGACATCGAAAGACTCTATGAAGTCAGCGTTGTCACACTTCCTGCCTACGATTCCACATCTGTTGGAATGCGTTCAGCAGAAGAACTTGATCTCGAACTTGCAAAGCGCAAGTTGTCAGTCAAGTTCAAACAGTATTCCTTGACTCGCAAGGTCAAGGCATAACCCTCGGCGCACTTGCCCCGACTGGTTCAAACACATCCAATCCAAGAGAGGAGACATTCAATGTCTCTAGCATCAAAACTCAAGGAGCAGCGTGATGGTCTTGTTGCCGAGGTTGAAACAACTTTGGCAGCAGAAGATGTCACCGCAGATGCTCTTGATGCCGCTTCAAAGGCGCAAGATGATATTGCAGCCCTAGATGAACGCATCGCAACTGCCGAAAAGGTAGAAGCACGCACAGCAGCAATTGCAGAATCTCGCAAGGAAGCAAAGGTTGCCAACTTTGGCGGCGCTGTTGTAACTCGCGAAGCAATGACCTATGACAAAGATGGTCGCAATTCATTCGTTCGCGACATGATTGGCGCACAACTTCGCAATGATCGTTCTTCATGGGAGCGCCTTGCTCGTCACCAACAGGAAGTCGCAGTTGAAACTCGCGATGTTTCTCGCACTGACGGTGCTGGTGGAGATTTCGTTCCTCCTATCTACCTCATCAACGAATACGCAGAATTCGCTCGTGCGGCTCGCGTAACTGCTGATCTCGTCACAAACACGGCTCTTCCAGCAGGAACAGATAGAATAAACATTCCTCAAATCACAACAGGAACACTTGCTGATTTCCAGTCTGCTGATAACGCAGC